ATAAAAGTATTATATAACTATTAAAAATATAATACAATAAAAAACAATGATATCGAATCATTGTTTTTTAGCGAGCTTATATCCCCATAAATAAATTTAGGGGCTTTACGCTCGCATTTGGTAAATTCTGATTCAGATAATGAATTAATTAAATATGTACATATTTCTAGTGAATTAGAAAATGTTAATTTTATTTATGATTTAATCTGGAGAGAAATTAACTATAGCCTTGTACATTATAAACAAATTTTAGATTTATATAATTTAATAAAAACATATGGTCAAGTGAAAGAAGGGTAAAATTTTGAACGAAATAAATAATACAAATGATATAAACGAATATTTAGATAATGTAATATCAACGTTATGTAAAGAAAAAACGATTGCTAATATCAATTTTAGTCTTACTCAGGATAAATTTTTAATAAATACTAATGCTATTAATGATAAAGATATATTGGTATCTCATGCTCTTTTAAGTATATATATTCTTAATAAATTTGGTGTAAGTTATGAAGATTTTGTAGAAATGTTAAAAAAAGTTAAAGCTGTTTTGAAAGGATGATATGATGCGTCAAATGAAATTAGGTGATTTTATAAAGATTAATCATGTAAAAGATTTTTCTATAAATGGTAAATGTTCTATGTGTGGAGAATGCTGTGGAGCAATATTACCTGTAAGTGAAAAGGAAATAAAAAGAATAAAAAAATATGTAGTTGAACATAATATAAAAATAAATGTTAATCCAATAAATACTTTATCTGAAAAAATGATAGATTTAACGTGTCCTTTTAGAAATAATAAGGAACGAAAATGTGATATTTATGAGGTTAGACCTAAGATTTGCAGAAGCTTTATTTGTAATTTAAAAAATATAGATAATATTGATAGGATAAATAGGATATATAAAACTGTTAATATGAGAAAGATATTTGAGGTATAGAAAAATAAGGTAGGTAAATATGATGGATATGTTTATGGGACTAATAGTTGGTGGATGGATCGGTGCATTCATAGGTATCGTTATTATGTGTATATTTCAAATAAATAAACATGATTAGTAATGTGAAAATGATGGAATTATAGAAGAAATAGAGGATGATGCAAATGTTTAGAAAGACGAAATATACGGATGGAAAATATGTTTATTATGTATCTGGATTGTTGGGAAATGAGCAATATTCAGTATGCAAACGAGCGATTAATTCAAAATCATTGGGCAATCATAGATATAGAGCTAAAAACAATAAAGTAGTTTCTACTTTTAAGGAAGCTCAAGAGTATTTAGACTTACTTGCTCTAAATAAAAAGTGGGTAGTTTGTGAATAATATATAGAGATATGTTAATAAAAAAGTGAAGATAATTTTACAAAGAACATGGTTATTATTAACTATTCTAATAATGAATATTTAAAGTAAGAATTAGAGGTGTAAAAAATGGCTGTGTTAATAAAGGGAATAAAAACAAATAACTTTAAAATGGCATATGCTATTTTAAAAGATAAAGAGAATAATTTTTATTATCAGGTTGTAGTAGATGGTAATCAAACACATTTTATAACTCCAGAATTTGTGAAGAGGTTTTCATCAAAAGAAAAAGCCTTTGATGAAATGTTATTTTTTATAGCAAATAAAAGTTTTGAAGCTTTAAAAAATAATGGGGATAAAGACATATATAGTATCAATATTATAGAAGAAATGTTAAAAGAATATCCCAATTCATCCATATTATTAAATATATATCAGCAAGCAAAAGATTTTATAAATAGTAATAGTAATGAAGATTATCAGTTATTACTTTTTTGAGGAGTGGTCGTAAGATGATAAATATTTATATTGTTATGTTTAATATAGAAGGAAAGAGAAAATTAAAAAGATTTTTTATTCATGCATCTGATATCGAGGATGCAGAGAAATTTGCATATAAAAAATTAAAAGAGTTAGAAAATGAGTATGTCAATCATTTAGTTTCACAAACAGAATGAGATAAATAATATGCAGGCATCTTGATTTTATTTTAAAATTTTTTTGAGGTGATGCATATGAAATATGATTACAATCCTTTAAGTAATCGAACAAAATCAGATCCAGTATTTGAAAATGCTATTAATAATATAATGCATAATGATAAAATTAAAGAAAAAAAAGAAGAAAGGAGCTTCATGAATAAATTTATGAAAAAATTAGCGTATTTTCTAGATAAACAAGGTTATTTCTTATTAAACATATCAGTTATATCTAAAAAATATGGTACAGAATTTAATAAAATTTATAGAAAGTAGATGTTATATGAATAAAGTAATATTAGCAGGACGTCTTGTGCGTGACCCAGAAGTGCGTTATACACAAACAGGAAAAGCAGTGGCTAGTTTTATGTTAGTTGTTAATCGTAGGTTTAGTAGCAGTGATGCTCAACAGACAGCAGATTTTATTCCTATCGTAGTATGGGATAAATTAGCTGAGGTATGTGGTAATAATTTAGTGAAAGGAAGTCAAGTTTTAATAGAAGGTCGTATTCAGATTCGCAGTTATGATGCACAAGACGGAAGTAAGCGTTATGTTACTGAAGTTATAGCTCATGAAATCGAATTTATGGGTAGCAAGCCTATTAATAATGTACAAACTCCACCACAAGCTAAATCATTTGGTTCAGAAGTTCCATGTGATGAAGAAATACCATTTTAAATTAAGGAGCTATAAATTAGCTCCTTTTATATTTTTTTATAATTACCTGTATTTTTTATGCAGAGTCTTTTTGTGCGATATAAAATATTATGTATTACAAAAATGGAGGTATTATAAAAATGAAACGTAGAAAAAGAGATAGTGAATTAATAAAGGCGAGTCAGTATTTAGATTCTTTATGGGAAAAAAAAGAAGATTATCTTTTAGCAGTTAAAGAACTAGATAATCTTAAAAATAATGGTAGTGTTAAAGCTACTATATATGGAGCAGAAGGTGGGCATAGTAATGGCATTAACAGGGACACTTCTAACTTTATTGTGCTGATTGAAAACCATGAAAAGCTTGTTAATGACAAAAAAGAAGAGTATTTATCTCTAAAAACAGAAATAGAAAGCATTGTACAGAAATTAAGTCAATCTAGTTATAGAATAATAATTAGAGCTATATATTTGGTAAACATGTCTCTTGAAGAAGTGGCGTATAGATATCACCATACGTATAGAACAACACAAAGAATTCATAATAAAGCATTGAGAGAGATATATAAAATAAAGTTTTCAAAAAAAATGTCGTATGATGTCGTATAATGTCCTATAATGTCGTATTGTGCTTCATTTCAAAGATGTTATAATTATACTTGTCAAAAAAAGACGAATGTCCCTTAGCTCAATGGTTAGAGCCTTCGGCTTATATCCGAGTGGTTGTCGGTTCGATTCCGACAGGGACTACCAGTTTTAATATATATTAAGTATGTGGGAGTTAATCTATATTTAGGATTAACTCTTTTTGTTTTATAAAAGGAGTTTTAAGAAAAATGCTTAACAATAGGAAAAAATATCTTTTAGTAAAAGTAATAGAAGCAGAACCAATGACACTGGGTGAATTTTATAAAAAACAAGGATATAATATACCACCTTTAGCAAATGTATATAATATTGATGGATATATTGTTTATCATAATGGAAAAACAGAATGGTATAGTTTAGATGAATTTAACCCATATACTAGAGAACTTTCTAATGGTTCTGAAATAGAAGTTAATATAATTGATAAAAATGTTTGTAAATGCGAATTTTATTCATTTATTGAGTGATTTTGAACGATAAAATGTACAATAAATAGAAAGAAGGAATAGTAATGCAAGAACAAGCAAGAAAAATTGTAATGGAATACTTTAATTCTCACGTAGATAAAACAGATAATAAGCAAATTACATTAGATGATGTTTATGTAGTTTGGTTTTCCAAAACATTGCAAAATTGGAAAGTATTAGTTAGTACAAATGTTTCAGACGGTCAATATTATGAGATTACTCATAACAGAGATAAAAATGAAACTTACGTAGATGTTTATAAAAAATGGGAAAATTACACTGTTAAAGGAGGTAATTAATTATGGAATTGAAAGATACTGTAAATATGATGCTAAGCGATGATTACAAAGAACACTTTAAAGCAGAGTATATTCAAGAAAAAATTAGAGCTATAAAATTAGAAAATATACTTAAAGCATATAAAGATAATAAATTAAATTATAAACTAAAATGCCCATATGAACTTCTTTATGAACAACTTGTATTTATGAAAAATAAGTTACGTATTTTAAGTGAAAGAGCAAAAATAGAAGGTATTGAATTAATTATGGATTTAAAGAGAGGTTAAAGAAAAAATATGGATATTATGTTGATGATGTTAATTGCTATTATTATGGTCCCAATTAGCATTGCTCTTTTTGTTATTGTCGCAGGTTTAATTGTTAGATATTTTATTGTTAAGAAATTTAAGTTAAAAGAAGATAAACAAACAAATAGGATATTCTAAAAATATAAGGTGGGGAGGAAATGTGTCCAATGAAAACATAAGAGAGTTAGCATATGAAGATTATTGTGCAGGACTGAAATATAAAGAAATCGCCGATAAATATAATGTAAAATTATCGACTATAAAATCATGGGCAACTCGATATTGGAAAAAGAAAAAGTTGCAACCAAAAGAAAAAGTTGCAACCAAAAGTATAAAAAGGTTGCAACCTCAAAACGAAGATACAAGTCACAAAATAGTAAAAGAATTAAAAGATGCAGTAATGTCTGATGATAGTCTAACTGCCGAACAACAAAAGTTTTGTATATATTATGTGATGAGTAATAATGCATTACAAAGTTATTTGAAAGCCTATAGATGCAGTTATGAATGTGCCAGTGCATCAGCTTATAGATTGTTAGGTAAAGTTAGAATAAAAGAAAAAATACATGAGTTAAAAGAAATCATGCGTGAACATATACAGTTGGATGTTAACGACATGGTTATTTTTTTATCTAAAGTTGTTAAATCAGACATACGAGATTATTTAAAGTTTGGTAGAAGAACGATTGAGTTGTCTGAGGGCAATACAATTACAGTAAATTTTGTTGAATTATTAGATAGTGATACTGTAGATACATCATTAATTCAAGAAGTTAAGCAAGGTAGAGATGGTGTTTCATTAAAATTAGTAGATAAGCGTTGGGCTTGGGAAAAATTAGAAAAATTATTAGGATGGACCACACAAGAAGAAGCATCAGAAGAAGTAATAATTATTGATAATATTCCAGAGGTATCAGATGATGAGTAAAAAGCGAATAGAATTAATAAATTTAATACAACCTGCTTTTTATAAAATACATCGTCAAATACACAATCATGAATTCACACATTTTTGGTTTGCTGGTGGTCGTGGCAGTACTAAATCGTCAAAGGTAAGTATAGATATACCTTTGTTACTTATAAAAAATCCTAGTTGCCATGCTGTTGTATTAAGACGTGTAGGTAATACATTAAGAAATAGCGTGTATCCTCAAATTAGTTGGGGGATTAATAGTTTAGGGTTAAGTAATAAGTTTGATAAAAGTATATCGCCATTAGAATTTACTTATAAAAAGACTGGCCAGAAAATATTTTTTCTAGGTTGCGATGATGAGATGAAGATAAAATCATTTAAACCACCGTTTGGATATGTAGGTATGGTATGGTTTGAGGAATGTAATCAGTTTGTTAGTATGGAACAAATACGTTCACTTCTGCAGTCATTATTACGTGGTGGTTCGAAATACTGGGTATTTTATTCATATAATCCACCCAAAAGCAGAGATAATTGGGTAAATTTAGAAGTATTGCATGATGAACCAGATAAAATAGTAAATCATAGTTCATATTTAACTGTTCCGAGAGAATGGTTGGGAGAACAGTTTATTTTAGAAGCTGAAAAGTTAAAAAATAAAAATTATGACCGTTATAGGCACGAGTATTTAGGCGAAGTTACAGGTAACGGTGGAAATGTATTTGAAAATGTAACGGATATTAAATTGACTGATAAACAAATCGCCGAATTTGACCGTTTGAAATACGGTGTTGACTTTGGTTTTTCGATTGACCCGTTCGCTTTCACTGCTATGCATTATGATGCTAAACATGAAGACCTATATATCTTTGATGAAATTTATCAGCAGAAATTAAAAAACAGAACTGCAGCCAGATTGATGAAACCTATATGTAAAGGTCGATTGGTATATGCTGACAGTGCTGAACCTAAGTCTATTGAAGATTTAAAAGATGAAGGCATTAATATATTAGCTACTAAAAAAGGACCAGATAGCGTAGATTACGGCATGAAATTTTTACAGTCTTTGGAACATATTTATATAGACAGAAGGCGTTGTCCTAACACATATAATGAATTCTTAAAATATGAGTACGAACAAAATCGTAATGGAGACTTTATTTCTGCATATCCTGATAAGAATAACCATGCAATTGATAGTGTCCGATATGCCTTAAACGATATAATCATGAAACGCTTATTTAAAATGTTCGATAAATCTAAACTAGGTCTATAGTTAGGAGGGATTAACATAATTATTCAATCTGATATAAAAGAACTGACTCCATCTGCAATAAAAAAATTATTGGATCGACATAATAAAGAAATCAAACGATTAGACAAAATGTTTGATTATTATTCTGGCAAACATGAAATTCGTTTCAAAAAACGAAAAGACCCTTCTGCACCAAACAACCGAATAGTAAATAATTATTGTGCTTATATTAGTGATATGAGTACAGGATTTTTTATCGGCAAACCAATTTCTTATACTTCGAAAAATGAAAAGGCTTTAGAAACAATAAACGACATTTTTAAGTATAATGATGAACAGGCCCATAATTTGGATTTAGCCGAAACAGCTAGCATATGTGGTTATTCATACGAACTCCTATATCTAGACGAGGACAGTAACATTCGCTTCACGGCTATTGACCCGAGAGAAGTGATTTTGATTGCAGATACTACTGTCGAAAAGAATATTAAGTTTGCCATTAGGCATTATGAAATTCTTGATTTAAGTGGAGATAATGCTATCACTTATATAGATGTATATGACGAGAATAACTACAAGAATTATAAATACGAGCAGGGACGTTTTACTGAAATCGGTAGCGGTAGTCATATGTTTGACGGTGTGCCAATAATCGAATATCCGAACAATAAATATCATTCTGGTGATTTTGAAGGTGTTATATCACTTGTTGATGCATACAATAAATCGCAGTCTTTATCAATAGATGATATGGAGGACTTCACTAATGCATTTTTAGCTTTTAAAGGCTTCGGATTTGCTGATGATGATAATCGAAAAAAAGAAATTCATGATATGAGAGAAATGAAGGTTCTGTTATTGCCGAGTGATGGAGATGTTTCATGGCTTGTTAAAGATATCAATGACTCGTTTGTTGAGAATATAAAAAATCGCCTAAAATCGGATATTCATAAATTCAGTAATGTTCCGGATATGACAGATGAAAATTTTTCTGCTAACGCTTCAGGTGTTGCTATCAAGTATAAGCTAATCGGTTTGGAACAGATACGCAGCCGCAAAGAAAGGTTATTTAAAAAAGCTGCCCAACGCAGAATTGAACTTATTTTCGGCGTAAATTCGTTACTAAACAATAATTTTGATTTCCGTGATATTGAGCTTACCTTTAGCGATAATATTCCAGCAAATGTCAAAGAAATGGCAGAAATCGTAAACTCTTTAACTGGTATTGTTTCACAATCTAAACTGCTCAGTTTGTTGCCGTTTATCAGCGACCCGCGAGACGAAATGGAAATGATAAAAAAGGAAAACGAAGACAGTATTGATACCGAATACTTTACGAATACCAACAGAAGTAATGACGGTGAAATAAATGAATAATAATGAAGATTACTGGAAAAAGCGTGCGGAAGAACGTGAAGCTGAATGGGCTAAAAAATCCAAAGATACGATTGAAAAAGAGCTGGCCGAATATTATGAGCAGGCTCTTTCTCGTATTACCGATGATATAGCAGTATTATACGGCAGATATGCTAAAGATAACAATCTTACCTATGCGGAAGCTAATAAACTTTTAACAAGTAAAGAGTTTAAACAGTGGCGAATGTCATTAGAAGAATATCTGGATGCCATAGACCGAACCGGCGACAATAAATTATTGCTGGAACTCAATACCCTTGCCATGCGTAAACGAATTTCACGCCTTGATAAACTGTATAGCGATACTTTAAAAAATCTCCATAAACTCGGCATGAACAGCGAAAACTGCATGACAGAGTTTCTGAGCGGTGCATACAAGGATAACTATTATAAAAATTTATTTGATATCGGTAAGACAATCGGTATCAAGTCATCTGTAAGTGAAGTTGATGATAAAAAAATACGTAAAGTTTTAAATGCTTCGTGGAGTGGTAAAAACTACAGTCAGCGTATCTGGAAAAATACAGAGCAACTGTCCAAGCTCATAAAAAACGAGATAACAAACGGTTTTCATCGTGGCGTATCCGTTAACAAAATGGCAAAACTTGTACAACAGCGCATGAATGTCGGCAAGCATGAAGCGACACGCCTTGTACGCACTGAAATGAACTACGTACAAAATCAGGCGGCACTTGACAGCATAAAAGACGCGGAAATGAAATATTATATATTTCTGGCGACTTTGGACAAAAAAACATCTACCGTATGCCGGGCGCATGACCGTAAGATTTATCCAGTGGACAGAGCTACGCCCGGAACAAATATGCCGCCGCTTCATCCGCATTGCCGTTCAACCATTGCCGGCAATCTTACTGATTTCGATACAGGACGCGGCAAGCGTACGGCAAAAGATGACAATGGCAATAGAATTATTATTCCTGCCGCTATGAATTATGACGATTATTATAAAGTTTATATTGAAAAATCTATGACGGTTGATAAATGGAGAAAAGTAAATAATAAGCTAACAGTCAAAACTAATAAACCGACACTTAAAGAGTTAATCGAAAATACAGATATAAAAAATTGCTCAAAAGATGATATTATCAATATTGGACGGAATGTATGCGAACAGTTTGATATTGAAAATAAAATCGGTGATAAAAAAGCTTTAAAAGAAGTGTTCAGCAATTTCCGCGAAATGGGCGGCGAACTTTTACCGGAACAATGGGCGAAAGGAAGCAATAAAATCACTAAACAACAGCTTAGTGAAGCATTTTTCTATTATCCAAAAGCATGGGTAGATTACTTAACGAATAGTGGGAAAAAGTTATATACCTTAATAACACCGAAACGAGGATTTTTCAACGATGGTGCCGTTATGGCTAACGGAAAATACTATGCTACAAAATTTCCCGACTATAAAACCGGCTACGTATCAATTCATATGACAGGTATGATTAAAACAACGCCTTATCATGAAATAGGACATTATGTTGAATATTTTAATAAAGATGCACTTAGAATATCTAAAGAATTTTTAAAAGCTCGTACTAAAGATGAAAAACCAATAAAACTAAAAAAATTATTTCCTAACGTAGACTATGATAATAAAGAAACAACAAAACCTGATAATTTTATAAGCCCGTATATCGGTAAGGAATATACTGATGCCTCTGAAGTATTGAGTATGGGATTACAAGCAATATTTGAACCAACGGAAATAATAAAAAAAATTGAGTTTATCGATAACAATTACAAAAAAATTTATGCTACAATAGAAGATGATATAGAATTTTTGCATTTAATCGTAGGATTAATATTAAAAGCATAGGGTGGATTTACAATGAAGAGTGAAATTATCGATAAAGAAACAGAAAAAGCAATGGTACGGTTTAATGAAATATGCAATGAATATTTGAAAAAATTCGGTGAAAATTCTCTTGAACGTATCATATTTCATGACCCGATGATATTAGATATTAATAATTTCAAAGAAGATACAAAAATGCTTGAGGATGCAATAAAAAATAATAAACCGTTAGAACAAATACAGGAAGAAATGTGGAAAAATATGATATTTTAAGAGGTAAAAGATATGGAGGAAAACTGGTCGGGAACGGAATATTAAAAGATGCAACTCGTTTGATAATTGAAACAGATGAAGAAAACCCTGTACCGATTGCTGTATTTGATTATAATGAAATACAATTAGCAAAAGGGGACAGGGCTAGGTTAAAACCTAATTATAAAGATTAACGAAGCACTTACAGAAATGTGAGTGCTTTTCTTATGCCTAAAAATAAGAGGTGATTTAATGGATATTTGGCATATACTGGCAATAATTTTATTCACGACGCAGGTTGTCGGCAGTTTATATTGGCATGGAAAAACTATAGAAGTAAGCTTTTTTGCGAAAGTGTTCTGGGTGATTGTCTGGAATGTGATTTTATATAATGGCGGTTTCTGGTGATTGAGTATGATTTATGTATCAATAAAAAGAAAAAACGGTTTCCTTGTAGGTTTTAAAATTCAAGGTCATGCTGGTTTTAATAATAAAGGACCAGATATTGTATGTGCAGGTATATCTAGTTTAGTTCAATCAGCTTTTTTAGGATTAAATAATTACCTACATTTGAAATTAGAATGCGAAATGCGAATGGGTTTCTTTGAGTTGATTTTAAAGGATACGCCTACTAAAGAAAGTGAAGCAATATTGAATACTATGTTACTGGGTATAAATGAGATAGCAGAAATGTACCCTTTAAACGTATGTATAAAAAATAAATGAATACTCAGCTTTTAACGTCTGTATCAACACAGACGTTTTTGCTTTATAGAAAGGAGATATCTTAATGGATTTTAAATTTGATTTGCAGTTATTTGCTGATGGTGGCACTGAACCAGGAAAACAAAATGAGGGAGGTGATGACAACAAAAATAGTCAACCGGCAAATACTGAATCTAATAACTCACCAAAAACATTCAGTCAGGAAGATATTGAAGCTGAAATTGTTAAACGAATGGCAAACGAAAAAGCTAAGTGGGAGAAAGAATATAAGAAAAAAGCCGAACATGAACGCAAAGAACAGGAACGTTTGTCTAAATTAAGTGAGGATGAGCGTAGGGAAGCCGAATGGAAACAGAAAAATGCCGACCTTGAAGCTCGTGAAGAAGCATTGAAACTCAAAGAACAACAGGCGGAAGCCGTTTCTGTATTAAATTCTCGCGGTATTCCTGTTGCTTTTATGCCGTTTCTTGTAACCGGTACGGACAATGATAAAAATATGGAAAATATCACCACTTTTGAAAGAGAACTTAAGAAGCTGGTGGATGCACAGGTAAAAGAAAAATTAAAAGGTAAAACTCCTAATGCCGGCAACAGTAATAACATAGACAAAGGCAGTAGCAGCAGAAAAGGAAGTATCATTGATATCATCAAAAAAAATCAGGTAAAAAGATAAGGAGATTAGAAATTATGAAGTTTAAATTTAATTTGCAATTGTTTGCTGATGAAAAATATTTAAAAGACAACTTAGCGGGATTTGTTCCAAAAGAGGTAGCAGCAGATATTATTGAGTTAACAACTAGAGGTTCTAGCGTACTTCGCTTGGCAAAAGTTGAAGAAATGACATCTGATACAAAACAATTCCGTGTTATGACGGAAGGCCCGGGAGCTTACTGGGTAGGTGAAACAGAACGCATTAAAACAGATAAAGCTACGTGGATTTTTCCGGAAATTAAAGCTCACAAAATCGGTGTAATTATTCCTGTTACCAAGGAAAAATTAAACGATGCTACAATCGATGTATTTGAAGAATTGAAGCCGCATATCGCAGAGGCAATTGCTAAAACTTTTGATATTGCATGTCTTTTCGGAACGGCAAGTCCGTTTGATAAAAATATTTATGGTGTTGCCCACGGTGCTGGAAATGAAATCGAGCTCGGTACAAACGAAGCACTTGATTTAGATATTTCTGATACTATGGCTCTTGTTGAAGACTCTGGAGAAGATGTAAATGGATTTGCAGCTTCTTATAAAATGAAAAATCGTTTAAGAAAATTAAGAAATGCTGATGGTGACCAGTTATATGTGCCGGGTGTTGACCAGAACCAGCTTTATAACAATCCGATTGAATTCGTAAGAAATGGTGGATGGGATGATACTAAAGCTATTGCAATTGCCGGTAACTGGAATTATGCAATTGTTGGTGTCCGTGCTGAAATAGAATATGAAATTTTAAAGGAAGCAACTTTACAGAATGTAACAATGAGTGATGGTAAACCATTATCTCTTGCAGAAAATGATATGATTGCAATTAAAGCTACTGCAAGATTTGGCTTCTTGCCTGTAAAAGAAGATGCATTCGCTCTCTTAATTCCGGCTACCGAAACAGAAGAAACTTCTGCTCAGACTGACGTGTCTAAAACAGATGAAGGCAAAATTGCCTAAAGAGGTGTTTTAAATGCAAAAAAAATAAATATACTGACGGAAATCGTGTTATATATGCTACTGAAAAAGCTTTTCATATTCTATATAAAGAACAAGGCTTTTATTTATATACCGAGCCGTCAGTTAAGGAGGTAGCACAACAATATGCAACCGATACGAACGCCAAATCAAATAGCACAGGAAATACAAAGTCAAATAAAAAACCTGTTAGGAGAAAAGCCGCTGCCAATAAATGAAGCCTTATTATTGTTTAATATAGAAGCTCTGATTATACGTGTGCTTGATTACTGTAATAGACGGGATTTACCACGAGCTTTGGAAATGAGTATTATAGAGCTATTTTTCAATAAGATTAACTCAGATATTAATGAAAGCAGTTTAGAAAGTATTGATACAAAAGCACTAAAAAGCATTAAGATGGGTGATACTGAATTTGAATTTAATTACGGAGAAAAATCATCAACAGAAAAAGACGTTAATTATTTTTTTGAACAATTAAAATCAAATCTGAATGTATATAGAAAAGTACGGGGCTTTAAATGAAAATCTCTAAATTGAAAGACTGTCTTAATAAATTTATGTATCACGATAAAGTTAATGTTTATCGTCAATGTAGCATTATTGATGATGAAGGTGCAGATGACTATTCGATAAAAGAGATTTATTCACAAATTCCATGTAAATTATCACAAGACGGTAAAGCCTTTACAGCACAAAATACAGACAGACAGGTTGATATTATTATAGATTTAAAATTATTCCTATCATCGCAATACGATATTTTACCAAATGATGTCCTGAAAATATCCCGCAACGGGCAGGAGATTTTATTGAACGTTGTAAAATCGTTTAAGTACAAATCACATCAGGAAGTAACGGTAAAACGAAAGGATGAAGCAAGATGAGCGTTGAAATTGAAGGCATTGATGATTTTATTGCTAAACTTGATAAGGCTGTAAAAAAGATACCGAAAAAGCGCAATGAATTTGTTAAAAAATCTGCTGAAAACCTTATTAAATATACAAAAGATTTAACTCCTGTTAATACCGGTAATTTGAAAAATAATTGGCAACGTACGCGCCCATATATGGGCAGTATAAAAGTCTATAATAACACGGAATATGCCGCATATATGGAATATGGACACCGTGTAAAAAACCGTCAGGGTGAATGGGTAAAAGACGAAAACGGCAAAATAAAATTCGTTAAAGGTGCTTACATGCTTCATCAGGGAGTTGAGGAACTGCGGGATAATTTCGAAGAAGACGCTAAACTTATTATGGGTGATATTTTTGATTAGACTGCTTGATATAAAAAAAGAGCTTACAGCTCTTTTGAAATCCAAATTCGATTATAAAGTTCATTTTGATAATGTTGAAAAATCAAATGAGCCTTATTTTTATATTGAGATGATGCCGCGACAAAAAACAGTCGACGAGATTTTAACGGATAAATCCATACAGATTGACATAATGCTGGTTCTAATTCCGGATGAATACGGTCGGATAAAACGTTCTGTCTTATATGACACATCTGATACGCTTGACGACTTAATAAGACCTGTATTTTGTGTTCAGGACAGATATATTACCGTTCTTGAAAGTCATACACGGTTCGTTAATGAAATCCTGCATTATGTTTTCAATCTTGATTTTACGGACTGTTTAAGTGAAAAAGAGTTTAATGGTATTAAATACGAATTAATGCAGATTTTAGAACTTGATTGGGAGGAAGACAAGAATGAGTAATTATGAAAAACACACATGGACATCTAAGGAAGTTATTTCTACAGATAAAATGAATAATATAGAAAATGGCATAGCTGATACAGCTGCTTCGGTAAACAGTATTAATACAAAAGTGGATAGTAAATTATCTAAACCTAGTGATAATGGAACAAATGGAAATGTTTTAGCTAGTGACGGTAGTGGCGGAACAAAATGGATTGAAGTACCTAAAGATGGTGTCGCTGCTACTATTGAAGAGGTAACTGCAACGGTTGATGCTAATACTGGAACGCCAGAAGTAACTGTAACTCCTGGAGGAACAGAACAGGCACGTACATTTGCATTTGCTTTTAAAAACTTAAAAGGTGCAAAAGGAGATAAAGGTGATACAGGCGACCCAGGTACAGATGGAACAGCAGCAACTATTACAGAAGTAACTGCAACAGTTGATGCTAATACTGGAACGCCAGAAGTAACTGTAACACCAGGTGGAACGGAACAAGCACGTACATTTGCATTTGCTTTTAAAAACTTAAAAGGTGCAAAAGGAGATAAAGGTGACACTGGAGATATTGGTGTTAGAGGCCAGGGTATCTTTACAGCAACAGAAGCATTAACACCTAGCGGAACAACAACTACAGATAAAATAAATAATGGTTCAAACATTGCTCAAAATGATACTGTCGTTGATATAAACGGAGATGTATTTACGGTTACTTCTGTTGAAGACACAACTGTTAATTTATCTGCAAAATTATTTAGTTTAAAAACAGCTTAAAATAAATATGAAGAAGCACCTGTAAAATCAGGTGCTTTTCTTTTTTAGAAGGGAGTTTTTTATGTGGGATATAAGCCTCGTGTTTGGAAGGCCAAAGAACCGATTACTGCTCCAAAATTAAATGACATTGAAAATGCCATTAATGAAATTAACTTAAAAATCAATGATATTAATGAAAACATCAATAATAAAGGAGATTTTATGATGCATATAGCTAATGTTGAAATTACACCTAATTTGAATGTAAATAAAAGCGACATTACTGTGAAAACTGAAATTCAGGTTGGAGATTTAGTTTGTGATATTAACAATAATATTTATAAAGTGATTAGTGTTCAGGAAGATACTGTACGTGTTTCAGAAAAAATGATAATTTCTGAAGCTAGCAGTGATATTATTGCAGATATGGAATTGACTGCTATTACTGACTTGAGTGGCAATTTAAAAGGTTTATCTGGTATGTATAAGTCAAATAAAGAAGATGCCGTTTCTCATAAAATTTCTTTTACAATAACTAGAGAATAGGAGGGGAATTTATGCCTAACGAAAAAGAGGTTTTTGGATTACCTAAGGTACAAATAGATTTCAAAACAAAATCTACAACAGCAATAGCACGCTCTGCTCGTGGTATTGTTGTTATGATATTAAAAAATGAAGATATTGACATCATGAAATCTTACAAAATTGCGGATATTACAGACATACCAGAAACGGGTATTACTGATAAAAATGTAGACTTAATAAAAAAATGTTTATTGGGAACACCTTTACGCATTTTAGTTTATACAATTCCGCTTGATACGATTGAAGAAGCTACTTTCAATCAAAATACTGTTTTAAAAGAAATAGCAAATATTAAGTGGAACTATATCTGTGCTCCGACTGCTACTAATCAAGAACAAGAAGATTTGGCTTCTTGGATTAAAACTCAACGTAATAATAAAAAGAAAACATTTAAGGCAGTACTCGCTCATCAGGAAGCAGATGATAAAGGAATTATCAATTTTTGCACTGAAAATATTCAGGTTGCTAATCCTAATTATGTTGAAAGTGAAAATGAAGGTAATGAAGATTTTGCATATGTAGATGAAGCATACACAGATATTTCGATTGTTGCTGAAGATGATGTAAGTGAAAAAGAACCAGAGTATATAACTTATTCAGCTATAGAGTATACAGCACGTATTGCAGGTATTTTAGCAGGATTATCTCTTGATAGAAGTGCAACGTATTATCAGCTAACAGAGGTTGAAAGTGTAGAAACATATGAAGATATTGACAGTCTGATTGATAAAGGTCAACTCTTGCTTATTGACGAAGGAGAAGGAGATGGCGTTAAAATCGCCCGTGCATGCAATTCGCTTACTACTTTTACAACAGATGTAGGTCAAGATTTTCGTTTTATTAAAATTGTTGAATGTGTAGATATGATAACAGATGATATTCGCGATACATTTAAATCTGATTATGCAGGTAAAGTTATTAATGATTATAATCATAAAATGCTGTTTATTTCGGCTATAATGGTTTATTTTAGCGGCTTAAAAGGAAATGTACTGGATAATAGTCCTACGGCGCAAAATACTGTTGATATAGATGAGGAACAGCAGAAAAATTATGCAATATTGAAAGGTGAAGATGTCGCTGAAATGACAGTACAGCAAATCCGCGAATATAATACGGGAACTAATGTTTATTTAACAGGCCGTATTACGCCGGTTAACGCTATGGAAGATTTGACGATTGATTTCACTATGTAAAGGAGTGTTATAAATGGGAAGAGAAGCAGAAGCTGTAAAATACAGAGGACGCCGCCGCTGGAACGGTAGCTGGGGAAAAGTCTGGTGGGATAATGAACTTTTATTTGAAATTCAGAAGTTTGAAGCAAAGGTAACTGCCGACCGTGAAGATGTATATATTTCCATCAGTAAAGATAGTAAAATCGTATCATTAACAGGTGAACTTTCCTTTACTATTAAATCCGTTGTGAACAGAAATATTAATAAATATCTTGAAGCATGGAAGCAGGGGCTTGACCCGCGTGCTAATTTTGTAGGGCTTATTGATGACCCAGATGCAGTGGACGGGCAGAAAGAACGCTGTTCTATTGATAATGTATGGTTCAATGACCTGATTTTGATGAGTTTTGAAAAAGGCAAAGTCGTGGAAAAAGAATTTACGGCAGGATTTACACCAGAAGACGCAAGCTTTATTGAAACAATCGGAGCATAGAGCCACTTACTTTTTAGTAGGTGGCTTTTCTAATACAAAAATTTAATGATAAGGAGATTATAAAATGGCTATTAGTGTAAAAGAACTTATTGAACAGAAAGAAAAAATTGAAGGTAATAAAAAGGTTTTATATGATATTGAAACGTCTATAGGTACAATTACCGTAAAACAGCCGGAAGCAAGTTTCGTCGCCGATATTTTAAAATTAGATAACGCAAATGAACTTATGATTTTAGATAATGTTGTTGAGCCTAATTTAAAAGATAAGGATTTACAGAAAGCGTATAACTGCATAGAGCCGACGGATATTGTTGGTAAGTTGTTTAAAGCCGGTGAAATAGGTAATATTGCAACAGCTATTATGAAATGTGCTGGATATGAAAGTCTTGAAGCCAAGGTGCATGAAGAAATAAAAAACTGATAGATGAGAACTGGGAAGCGGCAACAGCCGCTTTTTTGCTTCTCAAAGGTCATACATTAGAATATTTTTTTAACATGAGTTATTTGGATAAACTTTTTGCTTATACGGCAATGCGCAAACATCAGGAATTTGAAGTCCGCAAAATGGAATTTGAAGCACAGCTTGCCGGTTTCAAACTAGTTAGGAGGTAGTTAAATGGCTGATGATGCAAGACTTACAGCACGGCTGGAAGCAAAAGACAACATGACAGCGACTATAGTTAGGTCGAAAAAAGCACTAAAAGATTTACAAGGTCAGGCGCAGGCTACCTCTAAAACTACGGATGGTATTGTTAAATCTTCGGCAAGAGCCGGTGAAGGTTTAAAAGAATTAGCACAAAACGCCGACAAAGCTAAAACGGCACTTGGAGGAATAAAAAATAGCTCTGTATCCGTATCTGTCCGGGATATGGTAACATCACCCTTAAGTTCCATAAAATCAGAACTTGGCAGTATCGCAGGCAAGTCTTATTCTGTAGGCATTCACGCTAAAGACAGTGCTACTGATACCATTTTAAAGGTTAAATCGGAATTATCTGGTATTATGGGCAAAACATATACGGCTATACTGAATGTAAAAACTAATACCAACCCGATGAATTCTATGGGTAATACTTTAAATGAGTTCACAAACGGAATGCTTATGCCGACAAGTATGCAAATGGCAGGTGCCGCCGGTATCGGTTATGGTGTGTACGATACCATAAAAACAAGTATGGATTTTGATGCTCAGTTATCTGCTATTAAATCGCTTACGCCAAAAGAAGGTTTAGACGGTATGAGCCGCGATGATGTTATGGTACAGGTAAGAGCACGTGCAAAAGAACTCGGTCAAGCTACGGCATTTGGCAATAAAGAAGTAGCACAGGGCATGACAGAACTTATAAAAGCCGGCATTTCTTTAAAAGATGTGCTGGGAGATGCCAGTGAAGCTGCATTGAATTTAGCAACGGCTGGCGACTTAGCATTACCGGAAGCAGCGGAAATCATGAGTACGGCAATGAATACATTCGGCGTTAAAGACGCAACTCACGCCGCAAATATTTTAGCCGGTGCGGCGAATGCTTCCGCAACCAGTGTGCATGAAATGAAATATTCACTTTCTGCAGTCGGTATCGTAGCAAAAAAAGCCGGAATGGATTTTGATGAAGTAAATACAGCTCTTGCTCTTATGGCTTCCCGCGGGCTCAAAGGCTCAGATGCCGGTACAAGTTTAAAATCCATGTTACAGCAGATTGAACCGGCGACAAAACCGGCGGTAGCGGCGTTTGAAAGACTAGGCTTATTAAAAGACGGCAAAAATCAATTTTATAATGAAAAAGGTCAGCTTCGTTCTTTAGGTGAAATAGCAGATATTCTGCACGAAAGCACGCAAGGGCTTACAGAGCAGGAGTTAAACTCACTTTATAAAGACGCTTTCGGTTCTGATGGTATTCGTGCAGCGCAGGTTCTCGGTGAATTTACAAGTAAGTCCGTTAAGGATATGTATGATGAAATGACGAAAGTTACAGCTAAAGAACAATCTGAAACAATGCTGGACAATTTGAAAGGTGATATTGAACAGCTCGGCGGTGCATGGGAAAACTTTCAAGATACACTTATGGAAGGCTCGGCAACAGGTGGGCTAAGAAGTCTTGTTAAGGAAATCACTGAACTTGTTTTAGATGCTAACAAATTATTTGAAAATGGTTTTACATTTTGGGGAACATTCGACTTTTTGACAAAACCATTCAGAGACGCATTTTCAAAGATGATACAGATGGACGGCATGGGTTCAGTTGCCGCCGGTACAGGTTTGTTTATTGGATTTATTGCCGGAGCAAAGAAATTCTATAATATTGTTGCTAAATCCGTACAAAGTGTTAAAAATCTGATTGATATTGCCAAAGGCATTCCTAAAGATTTGCCGGGTTCAGTACCTAATAATCTGCCTACAAATCTTCCGGGACAGACTGTAAAAGATATTATTCTAAATGCGCAGAATGTTTATGTAAACGGCAAAAATCAACCGGGTGAAACGCCGCCGGTAGTACCAAACGAGCCCAGTGCGCCGCCTACGGATAAACCGAAAAATCCGCCTGCAAAGCCTACCATTTGGAGCAGGGCAAAAGATGCAATAAAAACAGGATGGAATTACGGCGGCGGTATAAATAAAGCCAATATTGCTCTTACTATTCCTTTTGCCACATATGATATCTACAGTGCGGATGAAGGAGAGAAGGGAGCGGCTGTTGCTCGCGCTGGAGGCGGTATTGCCGGTGGCTGGGCAGGTGCTAAAATCGGCGGTGCGACAGGTGCGGCGGTCGGCTCTGTACTTCCTGGTATCGGTACGGGAGCCGGTGCAATTATCGGCGGTGCTATCGGCGGTATCGGCGGCAGTATTTTGGGTAGCCAGTTTGCTGACAGCATTTCAAGACTTTTTGATTTCTCCGCAGATGATAATATTATAAAACGTATCAATGACAGTTCGTGGGGACAGGCTCAAAATATGTCGGTCGCAACAAATATGAATATATCGCAAATGCAGTATGACGGAGCAAGTGCTTCATTTAATAATATTGCAGAACAAAGCGGACAGACTCAATTGCAATCCGCTCAGGCGCAAATGAATAGCCAGCAACAAATGTATCTAGGTTTTCGGGATTTTGTTTCTGATATTTGGAATGGAATTACTGATACTGCCAACATTGCAGGACAAATGCAACTTGAAAGCAATCAAATACAGGTTGAAGGACAAAAGCAGGTATTTTCAGGGCTTAAAGATTTTACAACAGAAATCTGGAACGGAATTACCGATACAGCTAACACGGCAGGACAGATGCAGGTGCAAAATACGCAAATACAGACACAGGCAAATATAGAAATGTGGAACAGTATTTGGCAGTCTGCCGCAATTGCATGGGAAAATATTCAAAGCAAGTGGAGTGAAGCCGTAAGCTGGTTTACTGGCAATATATATAATCCTTTAGAAAATCTGGCGCAAAGTGCAGGTGCAGGAATTGCCAATGGTATAAACAGTGCAATTGCCACTATCCAGAGCGCATGGGCAGGTGTAGTCAACTGGTTTGAAACAAATGTTTTCAGTCCTATTAGGCAGAAATACATCGAACTTAAAAATTCTGCTCCGTCTCCGGTTCAGAGTGTACTCAGTTTTGTTGACGGCGGTATAGGGAAGAATGCTACAGGTACAATGAATTGGACAGGCGGTCTTACCGAGATAAACGAACAAGGTGGAGAAATTGTTGACCTTCCGACCGGCAGTCGCATATATCCGGCACAAACTACGGAACGTATCATTCAGCGTGAACTTGCCGAAAACACCTCCAATACGGGCGGTGGCAATGTAACAATTACCGGCAATACTTTTATAGTGCGAAATGAACAGGATATTGACGAAATCGCCTATCGTCTAATGTCTATCATGCGACAAGTAAATGCAAACTATGGAGGTGCATACTGATGAGCCTTGACAGTTTTATGAATAAGACTTATAGCATAGTAAATCTTTTATCTTTGGCACTAAGAAATGAAACTGCTGCAAAACGGCAGATAATATTAAGCTCGGATAATGAGAAATTCACTATTCCTGTTACTCCTCGCAGTTACGAAATAAAAACAGCACAAAATAATGAAACTATAGATATTCTCGATTTCGGAGAAGCTATGTTGTTTGGTAACGCAAAACTTAAACGGCTGAGCTTCTCTGGTTTTTTTCCGCATCCAAAACATGACTATCCATTTGTCGTGGGAGATGTAAAAACTCCGATTGAATGTGTGGAATTACTAACAAAATGGAAAGAAGCCAAAAAGCCGATAAGGGTAATAATAACCGACAGCCCTGTAAATCTGATGATGGGGCTTCGAGAATTTACCTACCGTGAACAGGATGGGACAAGAGATATTTATTATAAATTATCTTTTATTGAATATAAGGAACTCAATACGCCGTCAGCTAACAACGATAAACAGACTGACGAAACAACAGGGCTGAAACAGCGTACTGACGAGCCCGAAAATCCTGAAAGCTGGGTTGATAAAGCCGATGATATTTTGGATGCTTCCAAAAAAGTATACGGCGACTACAGCCACTGGCGAAATATCGTACAGTCCAACGATTTAAAAAATCTGGCTATAAACAATGTAACGAAACTGAATTTAAGGAAGAATTTGAAATGAAGATATTTCACAAAGGTAAAGATATATCTACATTAGTAAAAAAGATAACGTGGAGCGGCAGCCGCATGCAGGTTGCCAGAAAACTTGTATTTGATTATGTACAGGATGACCGAGACACTCTTATTCCGGTTCTTGAAATAAACAACGGCGAAACAATTTTCGGTTATGACGAGGAAAATAACATAGTATTTCGTGGCAATGTTTTTGATGTGGAAAAAAACAGACAGAATTCCAATGTACGAATCACTGCTTTTGACAACCTTTTTATTCTTAGTAAATCTAAAACGACAAAGAAATTTGTAAATATAACAGCTGAGGATATAACGGCAGCAATATGTAGGGAACTTGGTGTCAAAGTCGGTAGTCTTATAAAAACGGGCGTTCCTGTAAGTTTTATCGCAGACCGTAAAACGGGCTATCAGATAATTATGATGGCTTATACGGAAGCCAGTAAAAAAACGGGCGAAAAATATCACCCGATTATGAACAATGACCAACTCGATATCATTTTAAAGGGTACATTAATCGAAAATTATGTTGCCGACAGCCGAAGCAATATGACGGAGAGCACCTATAAGGAAAGCATTGAAAACATGATAAATCAGATAATGATTACCGACCAGCAGGGCAATATGACAGGATATAAGCGTAATGATGAATGGATTAACAAATACTCTATGATACAGGACGTTTATAAAACTGACCCGAACAAAGATACCAACAAAGAGGTCGAAGCAATGCTAAAAGGACCTGATAGAAGCGGTTCTCTTACGCTCATCGGAGACTATCGAGTGAAATCTTCTTATTCTATAGAGATAAGAGACAGCCTAAACGCCGGTAAATTTTGGGTTAAATCTGATGTACACACATTCCAAAATGGTAATCACATGATGAAAATCGAGCTTGAATTTGAAAACATGATGAATGAGGAAAAAGCCCCACAAGAAAAAACGAAAAAGTAGGTGATATAAATGAAACAAATACCCAGTGCAGAAGCAAGTGTTGAGGAAATTGTAAATATTATGCACGGCGTTGCACAGTCTCATGTTCCACGCAGTGCTTTTATCGGCGTTGTAGTTCAGCCACCGCCGAATTTTATTATAAAAGCAAATAACATCGAGCTTACAAAAGAAAACGCTTATATTTCAAAACGCCTTCTTGTTGGATACGAAAGAGCGGCACGAGGCCATTTAGTTTCGGCAACGCAAAATAAATCGGGCGGTAGCGGAGACAGTGCGTATGAAAGTCACAATCACGATATCGATAATGACTACACTGAAAGTTTTATTTATACCGATACTCTGAAAGTCGGGGATTGGGTTAGTATCCTGCCGTGCGAAGGCGCAGAAGGGCAACTTTATATCATAAACGAAGAGGTGGTAAAACTTGAGTGATGAATTCCCGTTTACCGGCACAAATACGGTTACTGCAGAAGAAGATTTACCGCTATATAAAGAATACGCATGGGATTTCGACACAGACAAATTCATTTACGATAATGCCGGAAATCACGTGCTTGTTGAGGGTAACGAAGCTGTAAAAGTATGGATTTACAAGGCGCTTAAAACAGAGCGTTTCAGATACACAGCGTACAGCTGGCAATATGGTATTGAACTTAAGAAATTTATAGGTAAAGTCATGACGGCAGGAGAAAGAATTTCCGAATTCAAGCGCGCTATAATTGAATGTTTAATGGTAAACCCATATATAAAATCCATAAATTCCATAACAATAAATCGGGAAAAAACAGAATTAAACTGTGAAATTGATTTAACCACGGTTTACGGGGAGCTGGTGATTAATGTATAAGGCAAGAGACCAAAAAGATATATTGCAGGAAATGATAAATAGCTCAAGGGCAAAGACTGGGCTGTTTGAAGGAACGTTCCAGTATGATGCACTCGCCAGCAACTCAATCGAGTTTGCCAAAGCCGAAGTTGAACTTGAGGAATTAAACAAAGTTGCTTTTGCCGATACATCATACGGTGAGTATCTGACCATGCTGGCAAAACAGTACGGCGTTATCCGTAAAGAAGCTACTAAGGCAATAGGCGTTTTGACCGTAAAGGGCACTGGCACGGTTTATGCAGGAGCTACCTTTGCAACAGAAAGCGGTATCCAGTTTGTAGCTACGGAAAATACGGATATAAAAGAAAACGGACAGATAAATATTGAAGCTGCAACAGCCGGAGTTATTGGAAATGTGGATGCTGAGACCATAAAAGTAATTTCCATGTCCATTCCCGGCATAAACAGTGTGATAAATGAAAATTCTACAACAGGCGGCTACGATGAGGAAACGGATGCTGAACTACTTGATAGATACCTTTTTAAAGTCAGAAATCCGGCGACAAGCGGTAATAAAAATAATTACGAATTATGGGCACGTGAAATTGAAGGAGTAGGCGGTGCAAGGTGTATTCCGCTTTGGAACGGTAACGGTACTGTAAAGGTCGTAATTATAGACGCCAATCTGAATGTTGCTGATGAAACGCTACTGAATAAAGTCCGTGAATATCTTGAAGAAGAAAAACCGATTGGTGCAGATTTAACTGTAGTATCGGCAACTGCCGTGAATGTAAAAATAGCAGCCAATATTTACGGCAGTGTAAATGAAGATGAATTCAAAGAAAAAGTCGATACGTATTTTAAAGAAATAGGATTTAACCGTGGGTATGTATCCATTGCACACATCGGAAAAACGCTTCTTGAATGTAGTGGCGTTATTGATTATGACAGTTTGACCTTAAATGGTGAGGCAAAAAATATACCGCTTACGGAAGAGCAGCTCCCTGTTTTAGAAGAAGAGGTGGATTTTGATGTTATATCTACTTAGGCGAACACCGGTAAAAACATTAAAACATCTGCCGAAATTCCTGCCAATCGATAACGACTTTAAAAACACGGAATTAATCAGCGACGATGAACATGAAAAGCTGAGGCTTGATATTTTAGATGTAAAAAATCAGCTTTTTGTTGAAACAGCAACATGGGGACTGTCTGATTGGGAGCGACTTCTTGATTTATCCGTAAAAGAAAACGCCGACATAGAAGATAGACGCATACAGATACTGTTAAAACTACAGGGCGCAAATACAGTGTCCGAAACGTTTATGAATAACCTGATAAATATGTTTTGCCAAGATAAATCCGGTTATATAATCCAGCATAACAGTGAATACTGGTTTGAATTATGTATAAGCGGTGATGATGAAATAAAATGGAAAGAGCTATTGGAAGCCGTAAATACATACAAACCGGCTCATTTGGGATTTGCTGTAGTAATTAGGATTATAAGCCGGATTTTAACAAGCCACAAAGCGAGCATTACTCAATATATTAACACCAACCACAATTTCTGGAATTTAGGCACAGCAGAAAATACGTATTGGGACGGCGTTTGGACTTTTGACGGCAGTATTGACTGGAGCGGCATAAAGCCGGATGCCGATTATAAAGAAAGACAGTCCCATGTTATAGACATTTTAGCTAAAGTCAATTCTGCACAGACCTTTAAGACAGGACAAAGTGCGAATATAACGTATAAAGTAACATCTAAGCACAGACTTTTAACAAGCCATAAAGCAGGCAGTATTTATTATGTAGATATAGACTTAAAACAAAACATTGAAAACAAGGCATTAAACACAGGAAAAATAAATGCCACGCAGAGCCGAACCACAGGGAACGCAAAAAACCTATGGGACGGCTCTTTTTGTTGGGACGGCAGCCACGCATGGGAGGGAGACTATTCCCTGCAAAATGCACAGATGGAAAACCTGTGCACCTATTACAGCACAGATAAAAATGGAAACATTAGGAAGGGAACGTTTGAAAGATTATGAGCAATACACAAAATATTAATCCGAAGCAGAGTTTGAGTATAAATGGAGAACCGGCACCGCTGGCAGAATTTAATCAGGATACTTTTTTACAATCCAATAAGAAGACTACAACCGATTATAGAGCGGCATTTGCACAGGCAATCGGGACGACAGGTACTATTGCAAAAATAGTAAAAATGGCGTTTGGTACAGCAGGAGAGGTCGACGAACAAGGCAACCCTGCACCACCAACAGACAATGGTTCACTTAATAATGTTGTTTTAACTAAAAATATTAAAGAAGTTACTTATCCTGTTGAAACTTCTGTTTGTTTTGAAGCAGAAATTGAAGCTGGTGAGTATACTGGTGCAATAAATGAAGTAGCTTTGATAGATGAAGAAGAACAAACTGCTGCTAAAATGCGACTCTTAACAAGTAAAGGTGTAGATGCAGAAAGTGGAGCAATATTTAAATGGACTGTAGAGTTTTGAGGTGGTTAGATGAATAGTGAAGAATTAAAAAAAGAATTTGGGTTATTAATGCCAAGTGAGATAAATGGGTTTAAAAGACCAGATGAATCAATACCTAGTAGTAATGATTTCTTTTTAGAAATTCCACAACTTATTTCAAAGGACCCAGTGCTTTATTCTACAATGAATTTGATTTTTAGTGTAATTTTATCTAATGATAAATTATTAAAGCAATGGCTTGATACATTGCAAAACGTAGTAAATGCTCAAGATTGGCGAGAGGTTACAGATAGTTTGAAAGGTTACATGACCCCAGAACTAAAGAAAAAATTAGATGGTATTGCAATGGGAGCCAATAACTATGTACATCCAAGCTCACATCCTGCAAGTATGATTGCTCAAGATGCTACACATCGTTTTGTATCTGATACTGAAAAAAATACATGGAATGGCAAAGCAAGTACCGCTGTCGTATCTACTAGTGCAAACGGACTTGCACCGAAAAGAGACGGCAATGCAAGCCACTTTTTAGCGGGAGATGGAACATGGAAAGCAGTCCCTTCTGCGTCCAGCGCGGCAAGTGCCACCAAAGCCACGCAGGACAGCCGTGGGCAACAGATAGATACAACATATGTAAAAGGGGTTACGGGAAGCAATGCAACATTAACAGTTACAAAAGGAAATGGAAGTACAAGCAGTGTAACTGTAAATAACGTTGCTAATGCTACAAATGCAAATATAGTTACGGAAAAAGCCATAACAGGAAATACACTTGCCAGCGCATTACCTGTCGGCATGACATGGAGTAAAGTTTATAATAATGGTTTCCCGTGTGCTTATGGTAATTGTCTATCTATTAGAGGAGCTGGCGCAATACAAATTGTGACGGAATGGAGCGGCGGTGATGCTACGCCTGCTAATATGTATTATAGAAATGCCAGAGACAGTAGTATTGATAAATGGAGTGCGTGGAGGGCTTTGGCACATACGGGCGGAACAATCTCCAACGCCACTACAGCAAGCAAATTGGGAACGGGAACCGTGGGCAGTGGCGTAAAACCTATTTATTTAAATGCAGGTTCACCGGTAGCAAGTGGAAGCACTGTCGGCAATGCCAATAGACCGATTTACATGAATGGTGGCACATTGTCGCAGTGCAGTATTGATTTATCAACCTTAGCACCAAAAGCAAGCCCGGCATTAACGGGAAGCCCGACAGCACCAACGCAAGGCACTTCAGACAACAGTACAAAAATCGCTACGACCGCATTTGTCCGAAACCTCATTAATCAATTCAAAACCGACGGTACACTCGGTGGCATTGTTGGAGGCAGTTTAACACAAAACGGCTGGGTTAAATTTAGCAATGGTCTAATTCTACAATGGGGAAAAGGACATGATACTCAGTTTGTAACTTTTCCTATAGCTTTTACCAAGCAAGCTTTTTGTTGTATAGTAACTCCTATTGGAGGTGGACAAGGTTCAGATAGAGTATATAGTTTAAGTGTAAAAAGTTTCCAAATTCTTTGTGGTACTAATAATGATGGTTTATGGTTAGCGTTAGGTATTTAATATAAAATATTATTTTATTTACCTATTGCAATATAATTTACTGGAACAGTGCCATCATTGGAATATATTCTAACTTGAGTTTTATTCCAATCACAAGCTCCAGCTGAGTTTCCATCTACCGCTCCCCAACCATTATCTTTGCGGTTTGTAACTACTTGATAACATATATCAGGAAAAGAAATAGGGAAGTTATACCACGGAGGGTTAGAACCATCTGTTCCATTGGCACTTCCCCATTGTTTTAAAGGAGTTGAAAAAATGAGTTTATAAATATATCTGATGTAAAAAATGAAG